ACAGACACCGTCATATTTTGGCGACGGCTACCAACTTCATAATTATCTTTAATATGCTTAATCAGGCTACGCTCGTCTCCATGTAGGTCTGCATTAAACTTTGACAGTTGTCGAATATAATTAGTTATTGTGATAGGGCTTAGATTCGTTTTAGTTAGATAGCTTTTAAACTCTTCCATATATATATAGTAACAAGATTTTATTTAAATACTAAAAGTCCAAACAATTTAATCCCACATTATACTATGGAAAAGACGAGCCTTCCGTTAATTGTTCAAGACTTGAAATCAAAACGAGATGCCTTATCTCTCGCCCACGAGCAACTAAAAAAAGATAGTGATGACTGGAACAAGTGTATCATAGTTTTGTCTCTCATGACAGGTATGTTTGAATCAGCTAAAATACGAATGGGGTGGGATAGTAACATTGTCGCACTCGTACCCATTGCCTTGTCGTCTATCATTGCCTCTATCTCAGCTCTGATTAAGTTTAAAAAATTCCCAGAGCAAATGGAAGTCATATTACAGTCTCAATCTCTATTAACCCATACACTAAACAATGCACGTAATCAAACTGAATTAACGACTCAATTGTACAAGGAATATACTGACAGTTTAGAAAAGCTAGAAACAAGTATTTACCCTGACCTAAGAAAGAAATACCTAAAAATCTCTCACAATAACCTAATCAGTATCATTAAACAAGAGCAACGATTTTTTGATGCATTGAGTCTGGCGGAGAGGGGAATCCACATCACAAGTAATAGTAGTGATACGAGTGGTGAGAATCCTATGAGCGTAGATGAGGAGACACTATGAATCTAACTGAGAAAGGCTGACCTATAAGGATGATGGGGGGACGAGGGGGGCGAAATCGGAGGCCAAGCCGTAGAGCCAAGAAAAAGTTTTACCAAGTCTGGTTCAAGAAAAAATGATTGAGCTTGGAGTATAGGGGTGATTTGAACCCCCTCATCCCCCCTTATCATCTTTCCTCATCTATATTCCCACACTTTTCCGCATATGTTAGCATTATGGTAAGGGGGGATGGCGTAAACGCTCGTCCCCCCGCCTAAATAAAGTAGTCCTCATCAGCATCTTCACCATGATAGGCAATCTCACTTTCTTCTTCTTCATACTTATAAGAGTTAATCCAACGTTTCATTTCACAAAAGTCATAAACCTCTTTGGGTACGAATTTATAAGATATCATGTGATTATGCGATTTGTATTTAGTGACTGGAAGTTCTAGCTCATGCATTTTAGAAACAAATGCACGTGACGAGGTAGCCTTCGTTTCATCTTTCAAGAACCGATGCTTTTTAAGGAATTGCTCGTACATTTTAAATAAATCCGTCAATGTAATCGTGATTTCTGTATCCTCAGTGACGGCAATACCTAATCCAATCCATTGTCTTAGGTCGACAAACTCTTCAAAGAATAACGCCTCAACAGGACTATATAGATTACACATTTCTTTGTAAGCTTTGGTGATAGGTCTCTGTTTAATCCAATCAAAATATTTCAAGTCAAACGACATATACCATTGATACAAAGCACTCATGGTTTCAGGTTTATGAAGATGTTCAACCAATTTACACCAAAAATTAGATGACTTTTTAATATACACATCCGTAGCCATATACACCACATAACGGCGTTCTTTGGTCTTCACATCAAGAGGCATGGGATTGGGTTTATTCGTTGTAATGACACTACGAGCATGATTTTGAACGACAAAAGGTCTCACGTTTTTTGGATTGATATTGATGGTTGGTTCGCTAACAAATCCCTTCATTTTTCCTTCAAGGTCAAACGTGTCTTTTAACTCACACTCGTCTAAATTGACAAGAAGTTTTCTATAAGCACCCTCAGCATGGTCTCCAAAAAAGTCAGTTGGTTTAGATGAACTATTATAATGAGACTTGTTCAACATATTACCAATCGCATTCAATAATACGTTTTTACCAACACCCTGTTTCCCTTTTAAGATGACACATATAGGCACTCGGTTTGAAGGGTCTTGAAATATTTGAGCGAAAAATTTGTGTAGATACATATCGTCTGCACCTCCGCATAATTCTCGGACCAAATCTAGATAAGGGGTAATTTTCTTTGTGATGGTGTCGCTATCCATTTCTGGACCATATATATCAGGATTGAACCCTTCAAACAAGTTAAACATGTTATTATCATGTATAGGATTGTTTTCATTGTATGGAATAAAGTCCATGGCTCTATACAATCTATGATTCACGTCATTGGTCCATTTGTCTGCAAACGGAATAACCCCACCCATTTGTGACATGAACCCACTTTGGATTGGTTTTAGTAAGTTGGCTAGTTGTGAAGGATTAAGAATATGTGGGGTTTTATGAACGCCATTTTGGAAAATGAAGAGTGGTTCTGGTTGTTGTACTTTGCATAGGAAATACTCAATGTATGCTTTGCGTTTATGATATTTTTCTTCGGAGGTTTCGCCTTCTAGTGAAGCACAATATCGTTGATTGTATTCGTCTAGATACTCAAATTCATAGTTGGTAAAGTCATAGTGTTCAGGTTCAAAATCATAATGCTTTTCCATAGGTTTAAACGAAAACTCAACTTTGTATCCAGTGGATTCAAAGCAGTAAGAAGATAATTCTTCCAGCACATCACTACTCATATTGGTATGACGAACTAGCATTCCGTCAAAGCATAGTGTATCAACACAATATCCAAGTTGTTTTAATTTAGTGGAGGCACTGTGGATGACGTTATCTTCAATCACCTGCAAAGTATAAGACAAGCACGATGATTTTCTATTTTGATATTCTTTCTTTTTTAGTTTCTTGACATCATTAAAAATAGTAGTTTCAATATTAGATATACGGTCCGTCAATAGTTTAAGTTCTTGTTCCAAGTCATTGACCCACTGAGGCATATCAATGTTAATATCAAAGCCATTTTGACAACAATATTCATTGACGATACCTCCATACATCATCACTAAAAAAAGGTCCTTCGCCACTTTGCGTGTGGTTTTAAAAGTATCAATGATTTCTTGTAATCTCACGTTACGATTGGATACATAATCATCTAAACATTTGCATCTCAATCCTTGTTTTTCACAATATTGAGATAGTAGCACAACATGACAATTCACGATATCAACGTCTGTATGCGTATCATACACAAGAGTCTCACGTATGTCTTTCTTAAAATTCTGCAAGGAAAGAGACCCCTTGGCGTATTTCCTTCCAATCATGAGACCTTGCGTTTCATACTCCACTTTGAACCCTTTTTGTGACCTATCGTATTTTTTAAGGTAGTTCTTCAACTGCTTTTTCACGACATCATCAAAGTCATTTTTAGCAATGAGTTGTTCTACACGAGTTCGTTCAACATGTTCGTAAAGACAATATATCATATATATTATAACACAACATTATTTTTTAAGCCAATTTCCCTTAATATACATTAGTTCGTCTTTACATGGGGGGTTTTCTTTTTCCTACCTCGTGTTTCCTTAAAATCTGGAAAGTGTTCGGCAATCAGGATACGCCTAAACTCGGTTGAAATAGACCGCCAATTAAGACGGACTCTGGCTGCACGTTTGATGGAAGCGTGGTATTTATCAGGGTTTTCCGCCCTCCATTTACGAATGTATTGATGAATGTGTGGTTTCATGTTATATATATATAACACAATATTGTTTATATGTCTTAACATAAACAATATAAAAAAATAAGGTTATGTTATACTATATATGAACATTACAAAATTTACCTTTGAGGAAGGTGAGGATATCGTTAAACAAATCAAAGCTCACTGCAAAGAACGTAACATTCATTTAGACTGTATTACATCTGCTTCTGGACTAGACGTTCAACAAATCATCCGAGATTTTTTAACCAATAACCTTCAATTAAAATTAAAAAAACCAGATTATTTCGCCTTATTTGCATTACTGATTGAACGAGAAAATGAAGCAAAACGCTGGGAAGATGTCATGAAAAATGTAGAAGAATGTGAGTTTCATTCAGACATTGTGTATCAGTGTTGTTGCAGTCATCGCATTAATTATGTCTATAGGATTATCAATAAAAAAACAAAATTATCCCTCCTTGTAGGCAGTGAATGTGTAAATAAATATGGGATTTCCACTTTAAAGGAAAACTTAAAAGAAGAAAAGAGGAAAAGACAATATAGAATGTGTGAAGGTTGTGATAAATATGTTATTGGATTATACGAACCGAGTTGGAAAAAGACGTGTATGAAATGCTATAAAAAAAACAAGATTCATACGTTTGAAGCCCCTGCTTTGAAATCCAATTGTACACAGTGTAATAATACCATGTGGTTCAACGGAGCGTTATGTGATGGGTGTTTTCAGTAATAAACAAACTTTTTCTTCTTCTGTTTTTCCGCCACAGCCTTAAGGTGTGGTCTCCTCTTAAAGTGATTCACGTGGTCAAATCCAGAATTAGATATCGTATAACATATATCGCAGTAATGACAAAGGTGTAAATTGGTCTTCATATAGTGTGCTTTCGTTCCCTTGACAGATGCTCTCAAAAACCTTGTGTCCATGAGGATACCATTAATCTCAGAAACGTGGGGGTTACGGTAATCGTTCAAATCAATCTCTTCATACTTCATTTTCTAATATAAAATCAATTCTTTCTAAATAAAATCTAAACCAATCAATTAAATATTCAGAAATTAAGAACAGTCTATAATCTTCATTGACATCGTTCATCTAATACTGTAAACCAATATATTTATTTTCCTATTTGAATATATGGAGCTTTATAATGATGAGTGTTTAAAAAAAATGAAAGAGTTTGAGAGTAATTCCATAGACCTTTTATTTTGTGATTTACCATACGGACAGACCAGTTGTAAGTGGGACTGCTTAATAGATTTAGACGAGTTTTGGAAACAAGCAAACCGTATATGCAAAGATACTACACCCATGTTTTTTACATGTTCTACAAAATTTGGGGTCTCCTTAATTAATTCCAATCCTAAAAATTTTAGGTATGATTTAGTATGGGTTAAGTCAGCTCCGTGTGGTTTTCTAAATGCAAAAAAGATGCCTATGAAGAAACATGAGATGATTTATGTATTTTATAAAAAATTACCGCTTTATGATTTAAGCAGTCATAGTCATAAGTTTTTGAGAGAAGTTGATAAACATAAAAGAAGAGGTGAAACTTATGATACAACACGAAAAGAAGAAGGCAAAAAAAGCATACAAGGTAAATACGAGCCATCCCTACCAACGTGTGTTATAAAATATGATTCATCATATAATAGTGATTTATATGGTGATATAAAACGGGAACGGAGTAATGGACCAAACAAAATTGTATACGACCCACCACTCCCAACGACTGTTATAAGAAATGATAAAGGTTGTAAATCCATGTATGGCGAAGAAAAGAAAAAAGTATGGATATATGATGAGGAAGGTAAATTAAGAAATAACGAAACAAGGTATGACCCACCACTACCCAATAGCATTTTAGAAGTTGCAAGTGAAAAAGGAAAACACCCAACACAGAAACCAGTAGGATTAATAGAGTTTTGTCTCAAATACTATTCCAACGAAGGGGATAAAGTATTAGATCCAACGATGGGGAGTGGTTCAACTGGAGTTGCTTGTAAAAATATGAATAGACATTTTATAGGTATTGAGATGAATAAAGAAATATATGATAAAGCCGTTGAGAGATTAAATCAAGTCGCGTTATAATTACTATGGATAGTATTTATATTCGTACCTCGGTTATTACTAATTTTCATAAGCGAATTAATATTGTTGTTCACAAGCACATTCATCTTCATTAGCTTGCTTTCGGTGTGTCCAGTAATTTTTTTGACCTCGTACGTCAGATTACTACCATGCAATAGAACTTCATCAACCTCTAATTTCCTAATCGCGGTATTGAATTTTTTATTCTTAATTGTATCTTTTTTTGTCCCATACCTTTCCTTGGTCTTGTACGAGTTACGAATATAGATACAGTCGTTTCCTCGCAGATAAATAAAGTTGTCTTCATCATTAATCTGTCCCTTATCACTCACAACAGTAGCAACCAAGTCCATATTTCTTGTTTGATAGGTCAGCAACAGGTACATGACACAGAACTCCCTCCAATTTTCATTCTCATAGTAAAAATCCAGTTTGTCTCTCATGTCCTTCATACTAGGGTACACTGCGTTCCTCGTTTTTTCTCCTTGCAATTCAAGCGTTTCACGATGGACAGTCTGCAAAAATGCTCTCAAAAGTTCCACAGGCAGTTCATAATACCCTCTATATTTAAGCACACTAATTACCATATTTTGGCGACGGCTACCAACGGTATAATTATCCTTAACATGTTTGATGATATCACGTTCGTCTGCATGTAGGTTTGCGTTATAGCTTGAGAGATGTCTGAGGTGGCCAGTGATTGTGATAGGACTTAGATTCGTTCCAGCAAGAAATTTCTTAAACTCTTCCATATATATACAATATATAAAAAATTGATTTAAGTAGTTTATCTTATAATATCTTATATAATGCCTCGCAAGGCTGTCAATTACCAAAGCACTGTAATATATAAAATCGTATGTGATGACCTGACGGTGAAGTATTGCTATGTAGGTAGCACCACAGATTTTACCAAACGAAAGTCTGGTCATAAAACATGTTGTACTAATGAAAAGGTTAGAAGTTACAATTTAAAAGTATATAAAACCATTCGTGAAAATGGTGGGTGGGACAATTGGTCAATGGTCTTGATTGAGAAGTATCCGTGTGAAAATAAACAACAAGCCGAGCAAAGGGAACGATTCTGGTACGAACAACTAAACGCAGATATGAATACGTACCGTCCGCATATTACAGAACAAGAATTAAAAGAGCTTCAAAACGAAGCTTATAAAAAATATCGTGAAAACAATCAAGAAAAACTAAAAGAATATTTAAAAAAATATAATGAAGCCAATCAAGAAAAACTAAAAGAGAGAAAAAAAGAATATAATAAAAAAAATAAAGATAAAATAAAAGAAAAACAAAAAGAATATAATCAAGCCAATCAAGATAAACGAAAAGAATATTGTGAAAAAAATAAAGAAAAAATAAATAAAAAACAGCGTGAAA